TTGTTCAAAGAACCCGGGAGATCTAAAAGTCTGCTCAGCCATGTGTTTTGTCTCCTACTGGACTCTCATGCACGCCTATAAATATGCGATGCAGTTGCAATTATCTTACTAGAGATCATCGATCTTCGTGATGATGCGGGCGCTGATTACTGTCTCACCTTTTCGCTGGTTCTGCGTAAGCACTTTTAAGTACTCGATTTCGCCCTCAGAAGTAAAGGGATTTCTTACAGTTACCTCAGCTTTCAAATAAGCTAATCGCTCATTTTCTATGATGTCTCCAGCTGAGTTTATGTTGTTGATTTCGCTTAGGGTGAATTGGCCCACGTCGCCGCTGGGATCGGGTAATCCTCGAGGATGCTGGGAGATGGGAGCATTAGCCGTAAAGATCTCAAAGGCCAAGTCGGGAGCTGATACAAACTTTCTAAAAGGTCGCATGTCACCTGAGTTCTCCGAGGCAACTATATAAGCGGGAACTTCCATGTTAAAGCTATACCTCACTATTCTTTCTTCATCCGTAAAATCATCAAAATTATCCTGATTCGTTACACTATTGTCAGGGTATGCAACAAACCAATACCCTTTATCAGATGATATCTTGAATTGATTTCTATTTCCTGTATAAGATCCTACGAGCTTCTCTATCATCTGATTCATGTGCAAAGTATAAGATGTCCAGAAAGTCACTTCATACGTCACGTTGATAAAATGAGGAAAAGGAATAGTAATAATCTCGTAGATGTGATGTGAATCTAATTTATTAGAAAGAACTGGTCCTCCTGACGCAGTTTTCACAGGAACTCGGCGGGAGTTTACAGTTCCCGGATTGGTAGAAATAGGTTCTGTAGCATTCGCATCATGATCTTCAGAGCGAACATTTGCCTGATGTCGAATATTTTCAGGATTTACCAAATTCTGATAAATGGGATCTCTAGCGCTGAGTCGGCGCTTTATTACCAGATCTCCCGTATCTGCAAGCCTTTCAAAGCCTGCAGCTTGATCTATGCCGGATCGTCGTATTGATATTAGAGGAAGTATCAGGGCGTCGTTTTCGTCCCTAATTGGTTCGTTCCTCTTCATCAAGGCAAATCTTTCACCTGTTGCAAAAACTACAGGCACCTTCCGTGTCTCATTATTCTGACTGATCACAAACTGGATCTCTTTGTCAAATAAGTCAAAAAGAGCTTTGTCAATATCTTCAAGTCCACATGAAGGAAGATAAAAATCACCTGGGATATTCTGTCCCTCTAGTCCCGAGGGTATTCTTTCTTTCTTGTAAGCGGGATTTAAGCTAGCATCTTTAATAGATTGACGTACAGACATCTTAGCTACTCATCATAAAAGGCTGATCCTGCATCTTGCGGATCGCCCTTCTCAGAAACTTGCTTTGGTCCGCTAATCGGATCAGCGAGCACATCCTTCTCGCGAAGAGACCTCACATCACCCGTAGGCCCAAGCTCATTATCCTTAAATCCTCGCTGCTGGACGAAGGTCTTTTGCACCGCATCTGGATCTGAATAGTCTTCGTCTGTGGGACCGAGGACCTTCGTGAAGAAGACCTGCTTGCGAGTTTGCTTACCTATGAGTTTAATTCCGTCGCTGTGCTCAATCTGACCGAATAGATTCTTGGTTGTTGACACAGAAGTAATCTCAAATATCACGGTGCCATAAGTGAAAAAGTCTCCTACCAAGATATCAATCCCTTTGTCGAGGAGATCTCTTGACTGGATGAACACGTGGATACTTTGAGTCTTCTCAGGACCATATTTGTTAGTCTTGAACGTGGGCTCTTGGTATTCGACCAGGCACCCAATCTCGAGCGGGGTCTCAAAGATCTTTTCAGGGGCTTCGTCATAAAGCTCATTAATCTTTGTTCTGGTTGCAGAAATAGAGTAGTAATAGATCTTCTGCCCGATCACATCTTTAATCAGTTCTTTCGTAAGATCATTAACAAGGTCTATCTCGCGAGGAGTTATAAAAAGCCGTCCCATCTATCCTCCTAACCCATTGTAATCGCGGCGCCGTTTGGCACCGGAATCGTTCGAAGTTGTTTCTGGATATTTTCTGCTTTCGTCGCGTTCATCTCAATGATCTTATCGTAAGTTAAAGAATCTAACATCTCTCTAAGCTTTGCGATAAGCTCTTTCTTGTCTTCTCTTCCCTGTGATATCAGGCCATCACCATCCAGCTGGATATCCCCGCTAGGAATAGGAAGAGACTTAAACTTGGATCTCACAAGCCCCAGAAGCTCTGTCGATAGAGAAAGAGAATACTGCCTTACCCATTGCCTTCCTATCGAATTAACAGCAGAATAAATTAGGTCTCCAAAAGGAATATTAGACAAGTTTGAGACACCATAAATCGTTCCATCTCCGTAGGCAGGATTCAAAGGATCCGGCGCGAAAGCAACTCTAATCCAAAGCTTTCGATTTGTCTGGTCGCCAGTCGGTGTGGGAAATATTCGTATTTTGGTCCCGACCACTTTGAAAGAATAATTAGATCTTCTAACCCTGTGAGAGATATCCATTTGGCCGGCTCTTAAAATATCTTCAAAGACGGGCAGAACATAGAAAATTGTTTCTGGCGTAAAAGACTCAAAAGAGAATTCATTATTCAGGTAATTAATTGCTGACGTACTGTCAAAAAATCTATATGCTGCCTGAGGATTGAAGTGGAATACTTCTTGTATCTTCATTTTAGAACTGTAGGTGTTAAGTGAGGATGAGTAGAGTAAATTATCATCAGCGTCTTTTAGTGATCTGTAGATGTCATAATCCTGTTGGCCTTTAATAAGCTGGATCGATCCAGACAAAGAATTATATGATCCTCCCACGCCTGCCTCTGCAGCATAGGGTTCTGCCATTCTCTCTAGAAACTGCAGTGTCTCGTGCGGAAATTTCTGCTCAGAACCGGACATGCTGCCAGTGGAGGTACCTAGAAATGTCGATAACTGTGATCTAGCTTGATACTCATTGATAATCTGGCCGTACTGAAAGAAAGATTCTTCAAAGCAGGCCCAGATCTGTTTTTTAGTTAACTCTACAGAGAGTATGTCATCGCCTAGCTTTCGCTTAACAAACGTAACTATCTTGTCAGCTTCAGACTGATACTGTGCATCACTATCAAATGCACCGAATGGTGTAGGATTAGATGTATTAGCGAATGTTGCCACGAAGCTCTCCAGAAACTCTCACAGTATAAGTATGAAGTCACGAGACTTAGGTCTAGACGAAAAAAACGAACACAAAAAAGGTGCCCCCTAGAGAGGCACCTTGATTGATTTAAAATAAATCTATAATAATAAACCTATAAGCGATCTCAGAAACTACGCTATTCTATAGCAAGTATATGCTGTAGCAGAGGTGATTCTAATTCTAAACTGGGCGCTGCCATGATGACGAATGCCGGCAACTCCGTTGCTATCTACTACCATAAAGCCGGCAGAAGTTCCGCCAGTGCCCATTGCAACTGTAATTTTTTCGTCTGCTGTGGTGGTGGCATCATTAATGAGCACGAAATCAAGGCAATCGCCGACTTTATAGCCAGGAAGAGCAGCAACGATCAGCGCTGCTGTCGGAAGGGTCCATGTCCCATTTCCTTCTGGATCATCATATAGAATACCGGTCAGGATCTCGGCGATGGTTATTGTCTGGTTGGTGGTGCCGGGCGCGGCTGCAGCTTGGAATCCCTGCGTCATGCTTGGGGCGCCGGTGCTGGTTAATCCGCCACGAAGGCGAATTGTATTCGATACCCCGTCTTGAAAATCGACGCCGCCGCCGGATTCCTGGACAAGACCCTTACTATCACTAACTACTACTTTCGGCATAATTTTCTCCTTTGTTCGCATGATTCCGACACGGTGGCGAGTTCACCCTTATGCAATGTGCCGGGCCTAATATTAGATATGGGCGTGCACTTAAAAAAGAGGAAAATATGCGAACAAAAAAAGGGGAGCCCTTTCGGACTCCCCCCATAAAACCGAAGTTTTTATTGTCGCTTAGATAACGTTAAGGTCTGCGACCGTAATAGTACCGTAGAAGTCAGCGCGAACCATCTTCTTGCCGTAGCGAGTCATCACGCCCTTGCGGGGTGTGAAGTCTTCTGGCGCGAAGATCGTAGGAGTGACGATCAGCGGAACATACGGAGCATAAACGTATCCTGTCTCAAGGTAGCTACCACCCTTATAGCCAACAAGAATCTTGTTGCGGGGGAAGTAGGGGTCCTTGTAGACCGTAAAGCGGTTGCTCAAAGTACCAACCTTTTCAGCACCGAGGCTGAATGGGGAGGCGACCTGACCATCACTGTCAAGGCTTAAAGTTGGGCGATACATCACCGAAGCTTCAAACATTGTGCAGACATCCGGGGAGGTAACCACGAAGTTCGCGGATCCACGGAGTGTCTTGCGGTGAATGGTGTTAGCAACATCAATGACAGTCTCGATCAAGGTCTCGTACCATTCACGAACTGTGCCCGTGAAGCGAGGTCCAGCTGAAAGCGAATCAGCTAGCTTGACTTCAGCACCAGTTACCTTGTTCAGGAACTTACCGGGCGCGCGCGACCAGTAAAGATTAGCACCTGCAGCTTCAGTCAACAGATCATTCAGGATCTCACGATCGATTTCCAGAGCAACCTGCTCAGACAGGATCTGTGTCAACTCAACCTCAGCGTCAAGGCTGTGATATGCGTTAAGGTCCTGTGCGAGTTCTGGCGACCAACGAGCTCTCAGCTTACGCGTAGCGGCTGTAACTGCGATGGACTCCACCTTGATGTCAATCTCAGGGATTGTCGGTGAAGGCGCCGATGCGAAGTTGGATTCGAATGAAGGAATGGTCAAAGTAGAACCGTTCCCACTATCAACATTCAACGTCGGCGGAATGGCGTAAGAAGCCGTAAGCCAGTTATCATGATCTTGAATGATGCCGGCGGCGTTCCTGTAACCTAAATAGACGCCAGAGACGACGAGAAGCAATGCAGCATTCGCCGAACCCACTGCTACCAGAGGATTGCTCGTGAACTTGCCTTGGTTAGCATCCCATGTACCAACCTGATTCAAGCGACGCAGGTTGAGAATATTCTTTCCACCCTGGAAGTCTTCTCCGAGAGGCTTAAGCCCGTGGGTCTTGGCTGCGGCGGTGTGCGCATCCGCAGAGAAGAGTGAGATATCCTTGGCATTCGTAAGATCTGCTGCGGAAAATGCTGAGCGTGATAGATCTAGCACCATGAACTGGAATCTGCCGTCGCCTTGCGCGCCGGTATCACCCTCGATCAGGTCAAGAACCTGAGGGTCGAACTGGAGCAGCTTAGCATCAGAACCCGTAGCATGGCAGAGACTCTCTGCAGTCATGCTGGAATTTGCGCCGAACGATCCTGAGAACAGAACTGTCGGTCCCACGGAGGAGCTGTGTACTTTAGAGTAAGTTGCTCCCACCAGGTCGTACATACCACCTGTAGCCAACGAACCAGAGCGTACGCCCGCGCCCGCTGGGTTGTTATAAATAGATTGACCACGCTCATAGGTCTCAGCATTAGCAGTTCCGGAATCACCTGTAGTCAGGGATGCGTCACCACCAACGTTGGTACCGTAGGTGTAATCTAGATAGAAGAGCAGGCCAGAAGGCAAGCTCATGGGCTGGATGGATACCAGCTCATTTGCGACTAGTCCACCGAATACACGGCGGACGATTGGAAAGGCGATGTTAGAGAATCCGCGAAGGTCACCTGATGATGTTCCTGCGCCGGCGCCTGTGCCGATGGAGCTTTGCTCTCGCAAAAGCTCGGCAGTCTGGTTCTCAAGCAAGCGCGCCATGTTTTCACGCTTTGTGCTTTCCAGACCACGAAGAAGTCCTGTACGGGACCACTTCTCGACCAAACGGGAATTCTCTTCACCCATGTGCCGTGCGCGAATTCCTTCGGACAGCGTTTCGAGCGAAAACTTAGACATAATAGTCTCCCTTAGTTTTAAAAGTTTTCTTTACTTTATGCCTGCTAACAATGCCCAACGACTAGCTTCTGTAGCTTCGTTAAGGTTCATTGATGCAGACTTGGTTGGACGACTTGCGCCGCCAATGTTGCGTGAGCCATGATTAGGCTCAGCGCGCTTACTAAATGACTCTGTAAGAGTCTTGAATAGAAGCTTCACCTCTCGCAAGCTTGCGGCATCATCGAGCGTTTCTATGGCCTGGGCCCGTTGGGCTTGACTCAGATCGCTATTCATCAGCAGCTTATTGGTGTAGAGCAGCTTCGTGTTAAACAAGCTCATCTCAGCGAGCTGTGACTTAAGGTCAACAACTGCACTTTGATAACTCGTTAGTTCAGAGCGGAGTTCGTCATTTTGCCCGGAGGCGACTGTCTCGGCCGTTTCTTCTAATACTTTTTCTGCGGCGGGTTGCATTAGCTTAGCTAGCTCCTCGCGCAGCATGTCTTCATCGATCTCGAGGATGGTGTCATCACCGAGGCCTTCTTCTAGGTGGTCCTCTTCTGCGTAATCATCTTCATCGACGTCATCTTCATTGATGTCACCTTCAAGCTCAAGGATCATCTCTTCGAGCTCGTCGACTTCGACTTCTTCTTCGACATCGAGCTCGTCGACTTCGACTTCGACTTCTTCTTCGTCGTCAGCTCCAGCGTCGATAAGTTCTTCTTCTTCTTTAACCTTAACTGAGATATCTTCAGAATCCACTACGGCATCCTCACCGAGATCCAGTTCTATGGTTATGACTTCCTCGGACAACAGGTCCCTTAGTGATCTCTTCATTTCGATTATCTCCTTCTTAAAGTTGTGAATCTGATCTTGAGAGTTCTTGATGACGCCTTCGAAGATTTGCATACCTTCTGCAGCGGACATCATTTCGGATAGTTTGTTAACAGCTCTGTCAGATATTGCGACTAGAGCTAAATATTTCTGTAGATCCTGCTCATTTAGTTCAGCAGGTTTGGTGCCTCTTACTTTTCCCAATACTTCGTGCACGGTATCAATATACTCATTACACTCTTTGATGTAATTTGCTGATCTTGTAAGTGCAGCTTCTCCAGTCGGGCTTTCCGGGGGTGGTGATTCTACGACAGGTTTAGATGCATCATCTTCAAGCATTTTCTTGAGTTCTTCAGCTGCCTCTAGAGTCATGTCATATTCTTGATCATTGTTCTCCGGGATTTCGGGCAGGCTTTCTTCTATGATATCAGTATCATCGGTGCCGCCTGAATTTCCCAGTATTTGAGATTCAATTAGATCTCGAATTTTAGGAGTTATGGATTCAATGATCGCATTTTTAGCATTCTGCTCAGCTATTTCTCTGAGCTTTCGTGCATCAGCTATTGCTTCTTCATAAAGATTACTTGTCATATTCTTCACCCACCTACACTGTTAAATATGATTATTCGAAGAAAAAATCACACTTTACTATTTTTCAGTGCCCTTCTCTTTGCTCTATTTTTTTTCATTCTCTTTTTTTCGGACCTCGACATGAACCGCTGTGTATAAGTTTCGCGGACCTCTGTCTGCTTCCCAGACTGTTTATACAGCCTTTTAAATCTCGCGATTAATCGCTCTGGATTTTCTCTCGCATGAGAGGCCACAGATACACCATATTCTCGAGGAAACTGCTTAGACATCTTCGTCATCGTCACTCATGTAGTCTTTTATAAAGTCAGAAAGAGAGGGCGCAATTTTTTTTGTAGTTTTAACTGCGACATAAGATTGTGGGCGGCCGCCGATATTCATTCCTATCGTTTTTCCATATCGAGTTTTATAGATTCCGCCGCCGTTGCCCATTGCTATCATCTGGCTTATTCCGCCTGTTGCAGAACTACCCTCTAAGCCTTTCACGACATCTTCTAAATCAATTCTTTCCTTGACTTCGTAAAGATCTAACCGGGATGCCCAGTTAACAAATGAACCTCGATCTACCCACTTATAAGGATCGTTAACTTTCGTGGTACCGCCGATCTTATGAATCACTTTCTTCCTAAGCTTTGCGGGAAGAACATCTTCAACATCATCTTCATCATCGATTTTTGTTGGAGGCTCAGTATAAGGGTAGTGGGGAGTCATAGACAATGGTCTGCCTATTGACGGTGTAGTCTTAGAGGATATGGAACCGTAACCGCTCCCAGCTCGAGCATCATAGCTTGGAAAATTAATATATGCTTCGTAGAGGGCGGACATTTAAATTTTGATTAGGCTCGGGGAGAGCTCGTACCTAAGCCAAAAGTACCGATTTTAACACTTGAAATATCTTCTGACGTGCTTCGAGGATCCCTGAGGCCATCACCTACAAAGTCTCCGCCGGCGGGTTTATTGGGAACCACAATACTTTCAACTTGTCCAGCAGCATTCGGAGAAGCGACATTAGGAACGTAGGGGCTAGCTACCGTGTCACCACGGTTATCTTTCTCGACACCTTCCACAACTGGCGCATCAACAAAATCTCTGCTAAACTCCGAAAAACCAAATCCGGATCCTTTTGGTCCTTCGCCTACCAGGACACCTTCGAGAATGAGATCTTCGAACTGCTGCTTAATTGAGACATTAGCTCCCGGGGCGTAGATCGGAGCTGCACTAAATGCTGCCCTTAATGTAGTATCATTTCGATTCCCAGGTAACCCGGGATTTGTTGGATTTCGGACTTCCATGAGGTTGCCCATACTGTTATGTGAAAAATTATTGCGAGCCATAGTATTCTCCTATCACTAGTAAATATGCATTCAAAACAAAGTTGAATTTATTTATTGGCACCTTGCGAAAAGGCGAGGGCAGCCCAGTTCGAAGAGCCCTCAAATAAATCTTCAGGGGTGGACATCGCCGCTGCTCTGGTTGCTGCATCGGCGCCTACCGGTACAGTCGGAGAAGTGTGAGAATGCTGAAGCTGCTCTTGTAGTGTTGTTTTTGCAGTATCAGAAAAAATTGATTGCATAATAGGATCTTCAGTCATGGAAGTCACCGTTTGAGAAATTCTTTTATCAAACTTAATATTATCTAAAGCCCTGTTCCGGTGCTGGGGCGGTAATTTCTTGCTAGGGTTTGGCGCCTTAACTTCTGTCAAAGTATCGGAACCTAATCCTTCTGCAAGAATCTCAACAATACATTCTTTTACAATCACTTTAAGTTTAGATCGAGTCAATTTCATTATCCGACCCCGTCATATCCAACAGAACCTGTAAGCGTAGGGAATCGCTTATCGGAAATCGGAGTCACACCTGCAAGTATCGAGAATGCACAATTAACTGCTCCGTCTCGCCGAAAGAAGAGTTCTTTGCATCTCACTTCTAATCTTCCAGTGGATGTGTTACCCGATAAGATAAAGTAGTTGGCACGATCAGCAGTAGATTCGCCGCCGGCGGGGTTACTGGGTGTCGAGCCCGAAACTCCGCCTGTTGCACCCACCCCTGCTCTTGTAAACCCGATTCTCATAGTATTGGCAGACATGTTGTGAATTACAAAAAATCTTGTTACATTTGGGAATCTAACGCTAACAGCGGTTGTGCCTACTTCCGTTGCTGCAGAAGATGTAACAAAAGGAACTGCTGACAATTGGTAAGAGGGTATGTCACCGGGACCCCAGTGTGGGTAATCAAGAGGCATCTCTATCTCCATTCCATTCTAAGATTGTGTTCATGATTCGATGGATCTTGTCACCTGGCCCAAAATAAGCCTGGACTTGCGCAATCTCATCGAGAGTTAAATCTCTGCCTTCTTTCATAATAAAGGCGCCAGGGGTTGACGGCTCAGAAACGATATCCCAGCAAATGAGCTGGAAATCATCTTGCACCACTTGGTGTCCGCCTTCACTCCGAGTAGATCCTACACCTCTCGATGAAATACCGATCTTAATTCCGCTTTCAACTAGACTTTTCAAGATCTGCCCGTTGGGCGTGTCCAGCACCTCTAGTGTACCGTAACAAACATCACCATCCATGTGAGCTGCCCGAATAACGTGTGAAACATTTTTAAGCTCTACTACAGAAGTATCAGGGTGATCAAGCTCTCCTAGGGCGCGCCCTTCGTCGATAAAACGCTGGTAGTTTTTAACTTCGCGTCGAAGAATATCAAGAGGATAAACTCTGCCGTTCTGGTTCAGCGTGTCAGCTTTTTGCAAAACACCTTTCATCAAGAACTTTCCATCTTTGGTTTCCGACTGTTCCTTGATCAGGTTGGCATCATATTCGAATGTCATGCATTCAGTTAGCAGCTTCATTTCGCAACTCCTTGCAACTCTTCATTCAGCTCAATAATCTCAAGAGCTTTCGTAATAAGACTGTCACTAATTTCACTAGTATCTAGCCCGTGAATGTTCTCAGATACTTCTTTTGCTTTTTGGGTGAATTCTTTGCTCTGGATAGCTGAGTATTCGAATAAATTCTTCAGCGTGCTCTTGAAGATACCGTCGATCATTACCCGTGTGGCATCGGTATCATTTTCCACAGCGTAAAGATTGATAAGCTGTGACTGTGTAGTATTCAGCTTAGACTCATACTTTCTTTTCAGCTTATCTGTAGCTACCTTTACTACTAAGTTGTCTATATTGGGATCTTTTTTCTCATCTTGATGTTCTTGAAAGGGTCGACTCAAAGATTCTAGGAGAACAGACTCAAATTTAATAACTGTGCTTAGGTCAAGCTCTTTCTCTTCACGCCAGTATTTGATTAAAGTAGATGCCGTAGCATACGACTTATAACTGGGAACTGACTCTGAATAGACTGCTTCTGCCCCGAATATATGGTTTATCTCACGGATTAAGTTATCTTTTTCAATCTTGAGTGCCTTTGTATCAAATCGCTTTGCAGCATTTCTTGCTTCTTGCAAGACTGCATGTGCTACTACTTCACTTCCCACGGGGACATTAACAAGTGCATTGATTAATCTATACTCCTTGTGAATCTCAGTTCCAAGGGCAAAATACTTTTTAACAATATTTTTGGAAATGTTGGCA